CACGATACCATTAAGTCATTCATTGTAGATAATGCCCGTGTAAGGTTATTACAGGCAGATTCAGCACGTTTGAGCAGCGAGGTAATAGAATGGAAAGGTAAAGCAGATACTCGCTTATCTTGGTTAATATCCCTTTTGGTTCTTATTGCATTATTTATTTATTTAAAACTTAGGAAATGAAATTGTCAGAGCATCTTTCTCTATCAGAAGTAGTAAGGTCAGAGTCAGCAAAGCGTAGAGGTATTTCAAATATGCCAACGGCAGAACATATTGCTAATTTTAAGTTATTAGCGGAGAAAGTATTCCAACCAATTAGAGAGCATTTCAGATGCCCTATCCATATCTCAAGTGGATATAGGAGCAAGGAACTAAACGCTGCCATTGGTGGTTCTTTAACCTCACAACATTGCCAGGGCGAAGCGATAGATATAGATATGGATGGTACACCAAACGGAGTAACTAATAGAATGGTTTTTGATTATATCAAGGACAACCTTGAGTTTGATCAGCTCATCTATGAGTTTGGAGATGCAAACAACCCTGACTGGGTACACGTATCGTATGAGTCAACTGGTAAACAAAGAAAGCAAATACTAAGGGCAACCAGGTCAAATGGTAAAACGGTATATAGTAATTATTAAAAGTGTTTTATATCAGAAGACTTACGCTTTTCTCTTTTTATTTTATCATAATTTGATCTACATTTTTTACATTTATTTTCCCTGTGATCATTCATCATAATGTTCACAGGGAAATCATTTCTACTTTTTGTTTCTTTACAGTACTTACACTTTTTCAATTGTATAGTATTTGACATCGTGTTTTTTTAAGTTTTTAAGTAAATAAAGTTCAGCTTCTTCTATTTGTTTAAAATTATAAAATAAGGCAATACTAGATGATACTGTAAATGAAACTTGTATTTCTCCCATTATTTTTTGATAATTAAAATACGCAGGTATAGATCCATAAATAAAATTGCACTTAATTGCGTAATATTTACTGTATGTACGTTCCGTCAGGGTTTTCATTAGGATTTTTTTTATATTCGTATTGAGGAAAAAATCTATCAAAAGATTGTTCATGTTGCCAAAAACCTGGAAACAATTCAAAGAACAATTTTCCATCATGAATCTTCCATCTTACCATTTTGCGTACATTATTTTTTTCAATGTATTCTTTTATTGAATGTGTTGTTATCATAATTTTCTTTTTATTAACCACATAATTTCATTAGCCAAATACAATGTAATCATTATAGGTAATGAAATAAATATAAAATAAATAATCTTAAAAATTAAGTAAATGTTTTTCATTCGTTTAATAAGTTTAATTCATTTTGTGGTAATATGACAGATCTAACATAACCCATTAATTTAAATTGTTCTACTGTTATCTTAAGGTGCTGAACAGCTTCTCCAGAATAAATCATACTGTCAATCAGTTCACCAAGTAATTTGTGTCGTTCGTAGGTATTAAGGTCACCCCATTTAGGCAAAGGCATCTTGGACATGTGCTTTGTATTTTAGTTGTTATTGTATATTTGTGTTTGCAGCACCTGCATTTGATCCATATCGGATGTAGGCTCAGGATCTTTTTCTTTGTAGAAGTTTCCATACTTTTCATATTGCCATATCTCATAAGGTGTTATCGGCAGAATTGATCTTGGATCTGACCAACTATCCAAAGCATCGTAATAATAATTCCCCATGTAATAATTGTTTTAGGTTTCATGATTTGATTTATTTGTAATTAGTTAAATATTTCTACTTGAGAAGGAAGAAAAGTTACAGTAATAAAATCATCTAAAAATGGAATATTTATAAAATAAAAACCATCATCAACTTTTATAACCTTGTGCATTGTTCCTTTAAGATTCATAAAATTTATTTTGATAATTGCTTTCATGATTTGTTGAGGTGTAGGATGCCTCTCCCCTTATTTATTATTTTATTTTATCTACCAAGATTTGCTATATTCATTACAGCTTTCTCAAGATGTTCAATTATTAAATCGTGATGCACTCCAACAGGATAAAAGCATCTAACTTTTATACCAAGATCTTTATTTGATACAGTAGCTTTAATGTAACTTTTGCTAGATTCATCGATCTTAAAAACGTTGTCTAGTTTTTTAATTGTTTTCATTTTAAATGTTTTATGGTTTACTATTAGATGTGTTTTTGGATCTTACAGTTATAAAAGTTAGCCAATCTTTGAGCTTCATTCTCTGTATCAAAATACATGGCTATAGATAAAGAATCAGTAAACCAGAACTTAAAACCATGATTAGTTAAATACTTACCGTCATTGTTAACCAAAATAAAATTCATAAAAAGTGTGTTTAGTTGTTATTAATAGAGCTAAAGTAGATAAACAGATCTAAACAAAAAAATATTTTTTAAAATAAATATATTTTTTTTTATGAAATATTAATTGTAGGTTTGCAATAATAAAAAAAACATACAAAATGGAGAAACAAAAACCAGGTAGAAAAAAGATACCAGATGATCAAAAGGTCAAAATGGTAAGCGCTTACATTAATGACAAGGATAAAAAAGCTATACTTAAAAAGTATGGTAGTTTAACCGCGGCGATAAAAGAAGTAATATTATCTAAATTAAAAAAAGTGACAAATGAACAACTTACAACTAAAGAAAGCAACTAGAAAAAAAGTAAAACTAAGATTAAACCTATCAGCACCATCTGGAGCAGGTAAAACCTATGGAGCACTACTGTTAGCAAAAGGACTAGTAGGATCATGGGACAAAATTGCTGTAATAGATACCGAAAATGGTTCTGCATCACTGTATGAACATTTAGGTGATTTTAATGTCATAGATCTTACACCTCCATTTTCACCTGAAAGATACATTGAATCCATTGACGCGTGTGTATCTGCTGGAATTGAAGCTATAATAATAGACTCATCTTCTCACGAATGGTCAGGTCCTGGAGGTTGTCTAGAAATTAACGAGAAATTAGCTCATGCAAGATACCGTGGAAACACATGGTCTGCATGGCATGAAACAACTCCTAGGCATGATGCTTTTGTTCAAAAAGTACTACAATGTGATGCTCATGTTATTACATGTACTAGATCTAAAATGGAAACAGTAATGGGTGATGACAAGAGAGTTAAAAAACTTGGTATGAAAGATATACAAAGAGATGGTTGGGAATATGAGTTAACAGTATCACTTAGTATAGACAGAGACACTCATTTAACGGTAGCATCAAAAGATCGTACTGAAATATTTGAAGGTAAGGAACCATTTATGATTACAGAAAATACTGGTATAATGATAAAAGAATGGTGTGATAAAGGCGTTATTCCTGAAAAACCTAAAGAAATTGATTACATTGCAATGTTAGACGATTGCAAGTCTAAAGAACAACTAACAGAAATGTGGAAGTCGCTTCCAGTTAGCGTTAGAGCATCACAAGACGTAATTGATTTTAGTAAAGTAAAAGCATCTAGTTTTAATAAAATACTTGATTTATGAATTTAAGAGAAGTAAATATAATAGAAAGACCATTGTCTAAAGAAGAAATATCAAAGATTGTTGATAACATATATGAATTAGTTAATGAAGGATTTTATAATAGCATACATGTTGCAATTATAATGAATAGTCTAGAACATTTAACAAAAATGGTTAAAGAAAAAATACAGTCAGATGTTTTAGATGAACTGTATAAATATCCTAAAAACAAAGCTGAAATCCATGGCTCTACTGTATCAATAATGGATTTAGTTAAGTATGACTATTCAAATTTACCAGGCTGGTCAGAACTAGAAGAGCAGTTAATTGCTTTGAGATTACAACAAAAGGAGATTGAGGATGTAGAAAAAAAATATCATAGAGGTGATTTGCCTATAAAATCTTCAACTTCAACATTTAAAATACAACTAAGTAAAATCTAAACCGCTGGTTGACGGGTAAAATTAACCAAAACAATTATGGCAACAAACATTTCAGTAAAACTAGACGTCATGAAGATTGACAAGAAAAAACTTTATCAAGGTGAAAAAGGCACCTATTTAGACGCTGTTATTATTATGAAAGATGAACCAGATCAGTATGGTAATATCGGAATGATAGTACAAAATAGTACTAAAGAAGAAAGAGAACAAGGTATTAAAGGTACTATACTTGGTAATGTCAGATATATTCAAAAGCAAGTTCAAGAACAACCTAAGGTTGATTTTGATGATCTTCCATTTTAAAATAAAGCAAGATGAATATATTAGAAAAAGCAAACAAGATAGTATATGAACGCGCTGAAGAAAAAGAAAGACAGTATGGACCATTTATAGAAGGCATGCAAAGAGCAGCTAGTATTTATTCTGGAATGACTGGTAAAGAAGCTACAGCTGATGATATGTATAAAGCTTTGATCGCTTTAAAATTGTCTAGGCAATCTTATAACCATAAAGAAGATAATCTACTAGATGCTATTGCATACCTCGCGTCGTTAAATGATTTCTTAAATTCAAAATAATAAAATGAAGAATTACAACACAACGGATCTAGATCCACAAACAACATTTGAAAGACATGTTTTTCACAGGGATCAATTTGCTCATTATTTAAGATGGACACATATACTTAAAGAATCTAAAATAAATGATACAGTAGTTGACTTTGGTTGTGGAAAAGGAAACTTGCTAGAAGTACTGTATAGAAATAGGTTTAAATGCAAAAGATTTATAGGTCTTGATATTCGTAAGAAAACAATAGAACAAGCAAAAGAAAAGTTTCAAGTAGTAGATTGGGCTGAGTTCTATGATCAAGATTTAATTTATCCTACAATTGATCTAAACTTTAATGCTGATAAAGTATGTTCATTTGAAGTAGCAGAACATATAGGTAAACAGAATATTGAAAGCTTTTTGATTAATTTTAAAGCATGTGGACACAGTGAAGCTAAATATTATTTGTCAACACCTAATTATGATGAAAAAGTAGGTGCAGCTGGTAATCATACTTATGATTCTGGAGATGGTAGAGGAGTTGCAATACATGAATTTGCACACAGTGAATTACAAGAGCATATAGAAAAACATTTTACTGTAGTCAAAAAATTTGGAACATTTGCGTCAGTTAGAGATTATAAACCAAGACTATCAGATTGGCAAGTTAAAATGTATAATGCTTTAAATGAGTATTATGACAGCAATCTATTGTCTAATCTAATGGCACCTATGTTCCCTGAACATTCTAGAAACACTCTTTGGGTTTTAAAACAAAAATAAAAAAAAACAAAACATGGAAAATTTAACTTTTACCGTTGATCAGAAAGTATCATTTAGAAACAAGAAAAAAGAAATTCAAGTTGGAACTTATGTAAAAGACTACCTGTATAAAAAAACAGGTCAAACTTTTTGCGTAATAAACTTAAATGGCAAAAAAAGATTAATAACAAAAAAACAAATATGCAATGAGATTATTTAATGAATTTGAATCTATTAGAGAGTGGGCAAAAGAAAGAGGAATATATGAAAAAGGAGATCCTAAAACTCAAACATTAAAGTTACAAGAAGAAGTAGGAGAATTATCAAAAGCTGTTTTATCAAATGACAAATTTGAAATAAGCGACGCTATTGGAGATTGCGTAGTTGTTTTAACAAACTTGGCTGAGTTGTCTGGATTAAAATTGGAGTCATGTGTTAACTCTGCTTACAATGTGATTTCTAAAAGAAAAGGATCAATGATCAATGGAACATTTGTCAAAGATTAAATTTTACTTATCAATAGCAAAAGAAGTTAGTAAAGCTTCTTATTGTGAAAGATCTAAGGTTGGTGCTATTATAGTCAAGGAAGATAATATTATCTCTTTTGGTTATAATGGCACCCCTTCTGGGTTTGAAAATATTTGTGAAATCAATGGACAAACAAAAAGAGAAGTTTTACACGCTGAATCTAACGCTATTACAAAGTGTGCTAAAAGTTTCTACAGTTCAAATAATTCACAAATGTATCTAACTCTTTCACCATGCTTTGACTGTGCAAAACTCATTATTCAATCTGGAATAAAAGAAGTATATTATATTCAACAATATAGAGACACTTCTGGTATTGAACTTCTAAAACAAACAAATGTACACGTTCAACAAATTTGATAACGCAGAAAAGGCGTTTGAATACTACTACTTTTTAATAAATCATTTAGGTTTAGAAGTAGGTAATACAAAAATGCTACACAATATAGGATTTGAAATATCTAACCCCGTAGATAATGACATCAAAACTCCTTGGAGAAAATTTAACAAGCAATATGCGGACTATGAATTTAACTGGTACTTGTCAAAAAACAGATCAGTTGAAAACATAAAACAAAAAGCAAAGATCTGGGACACAATGCACAATGGTGACAACATTGTGAACAGTAACTATGGTTGGCAGTGGAGTAGAAACAATCAACTAGATTATGTCATATCAGAACTAGAAAGAGACAATAACTCTAGAAGAGCAGTAATTACAATATACGATGGCAAAGAACATGACCAGTATAAGTATGATACACCTTGTACATTATCCATTGTTTTTTGTATACAAAACAATAAACTATGTATGACTGTAACAATGAGAAGCAATGATCTAGTATTTGGATTTTGTAATGATCAATATTGTTTTTCAAATTTACAAAAAATGGTTGCACTTCGTCTAAAGAAAGAAGTTGGTTGGTATTATCATTTTGCTCAAAATTTACACATATATGAAAAACACTTTAAGTTACACGAAAGATAGATACTGTAAAGCTCATGAAAGTTGGTTTAAAGAATCATATCCCAATGCATATAAAGATGGATTTTATTTAGATCCTAAACTTCCTAAAGTAGATACATCAAATGGTCTAACTATTTTTATTTGTAACTTTTTATCGTGGTCTGGACATAGAGCAACAAGAATTAATGTATCTGGTAGATTAATTGATGGAGTTGAAAAACAAGCATCAGGAGCAAAAATAGGAGTAAAAAAATGGATTCCATCATCTACTAGAAGAGGTACAGCAGATATTTCAGCCACAATAAAAGGCAGATCTGTTATGATTGAAATCAAAGTTGGATCAGATAAACCTAGAGAAGATCAATTAAAAGAACAGATGAGAGAAAGAAAAGCTGGAGGCATATATGAATTTATAAAAGATCCAGAACAGTTTTTTTATCTCTATGATAATTTGTAATTTAGCAACTATTAACGCTTGTAGCATAAGCGTATTAACTTTTTGGCCTCATTAACCCGATTGAGATGCTACCTTGATCGTGTGTTTTTGGGGCCATTTTTTTTAACAATGAAAGAGTCATTTTACTTTTCACACGATAGTAATGCTAGAAACGACGTTAAAATACTAAAGCTTAGAAGAAACCTTGGTTTTGAAGGTTATGGTTTATACTGGTGTTTGATTGAAATGCTTAGAGAAGCACCTGAATATAAATTATCAATAAACTGTATTGATGATATTGCATTTTCATTTAACATTGATCAAAAGATAATAAAATCAATAATAAATGATTTTAATTTGTTTTTAACAGAAGATGAATTATTTTATTCTGAAAGACTTGTAAGAAGTATGGAGCAATACAAACTTCTTAAAGAAAGAAAATCTATATCAGGAAAAGAAGGAATGAAAAAAAGATGGGAAAAAACTAACAAACAAAATAAAATGATTTTATGATCAGCCATGAATCAATTATAAAATTAAAAGAAATATGTAAACTAACTGATATTGTAGATAAATATGTTAAAACAAAAAAATCTGGATCAGATTATATTACATGTTGTCCATTTCATAAAGAAAAAACGCCATCATTTAAAATACCTACATCAAATAACTTTTACAAATGTTTTGGTTGTGGTAAATCAGGAGACGTATTCTCTTTTGTATCTGAAATAGAAAAATGTACATTCGCTGAATCAGTTGAAATAGTTGCTAGACACTACAATTTTGAGTTAGATACTTATACAAAAGAATACGTTAAACCAATTAAAAGACTTGAAAAAATTAATCCAAGATACATAGATTGGTTTGAAAATAGATTAATATCAAATAATACTCTTCTAAGATTTAAGATCACACAAGCGACGGAGTGGATGCCTAAATCAAAAGCTGAGGTACCTGTAGTATGTTTTAACTATTTTAAAGATGATGAACTAGTAAACATAAAGTTTAGAGGACCGGGCAAAGACTTTAAACTGGCAAAAGACGCCGAATTGATATTTTACAACATAGACTCAATTAAAGGTACAGATGAAGTAATTATAGTAGAAGGTGAAATAGACTGTCTAAGTATGTATGAATCAGGTATTTATAATTGTATATCTGTACCAAATGGAACAACACCAAATGGTAAGATGCAATTAAAATACCTTGATAATTGCTACGAGTATTTTATAGATAAAAAGAAAATCATAATTGCAACAGACAATGATAAGGTAGGTAAAAAACTAAAAGAAGAACTATCTAGAAGACTTGGTAAAGAAAGATGCTATCAAGTTGAATTTCCGAATGATTGTAAAGACGCAAATGATGTTCTAAATAAATATGGAAAGGATGAAGTAAAAAAACTTGTATTTTATGCTAAGCAATTTCCTATTGAAGGCATAGTATCAAATGATGAAATAGAAATTGATATATGGGATTACTACGATAATGGATATCCTAAAGGAGTTCAAGTAGGTATTCAAGGTTTTGATGATCATGTTAGACTAATGGATGGCCAAATAACTGTTATAACAGGTATTCCAGGTTCAGGTAAAAGTGAATTCACAGACTACATAATATGTAAAACTTCAATAAATCATGGATGGAAATGGGCAATATGTTCATTTGAAAATACTCCACCTGTGTTCCATGCTACAAAACTAATCGAGAAACTATCTGGACGCGCATTTGATCACAGAATTGATCAAAACAATAGAGTATCAGAGTTTGAACTTGAGATGGTTATTGATCATCTAAAGAGTAATTTTAGTTTTATAAACACAAGTGAAACAGACATAACAATAGATGGCATATTAAATAAAACATCTGAGTTGGTTTTAAGAAAAGGAATTAAAGGTTTATTAATAGATCCATGGAATTATATTGAACACAATATACCAAATGGATATTCTGAAACACAATATGTAAGTGAATGCCTTACTAAAATAAAAAAAACAGCTTTAAAACTAGGTATACATATTATAGTAATTGCTCATCCTACTAAACTCCAGAAAGATAAAACAACAGGTAAATATGAGGTTCCTACACTATATTCAATATCAGGATCAGCTCATTTTTTTAATAAAACAGATAATGGAATTACAGTTTATAGGGATTTTCAAACAAACGACGTGACAGTATATGTGCAAAAAGTAAGATATTCTTGGCTAGGGAAAATAGGTTTTATCACCTATAAATATAACACACTCACTAGACAATATGAGTTTATTGAGTAGTTTTGTTATAACACTGTTATAACAGACACATAACACTGTTATAACAAAACCATAACAGACTCATAACAAAACAAAAACAATAAAAATACCAATATTAATTAATTTTATAATAAATAAATTAATGACAATCAATGTATTAATAACACTGTTATAACACTGCTATAACACTGCTATAACAGTGTTATAACTATAAATAAAATATATACATACGTGTTGTTCGCTAAAGCAAACAACACATGTGAAAAAAGTTTAAATTTGAACTTAGTAAGTAAATAAAGCTATTAAATTAAAAATTAAAATAAAAGCATGCTTAAAATAAAATAATGCGTTTGACTAAAAACGATATAATAGAAAGTTTATACAAGGACAAGGATATAAACAATGCCATAAAGAAGATGCAACCATTAGAGTTGCAGGATGATCTTAAGCAAGAGATGTTTATGGTACTTTGTGAGATGGATGAGGTAAAGTTTATGTCAATGCACAACGGGGGATTTTTAAAGTTCTACTTGGTACGAACAATGCTTACAATGATAAAGTCTGATAGGTCAACATTTTTTAATAAGTTTAGAAAAGTATTTACTGAATGGAATGAAAAATATGATGCACCTGATGTAAGCGATACCATTCAAACAGATGAAATAACTGTCAAACTGAATAATTCTTTAAAAATCTTACATTGGTATGAACTTGAAATCTTTAGACTTTATTCAGAGAATGGGCAAAAAATAATGTCCTTATCACGGGACACTGGCATTCCATATAGGTCCCTTATGAAGACCATAAAAAAAACAAAAACTCTTCTTAAATATAAAATCAAAAATCATGCTATTACTTAAAATTGTTATCGCATCCCTTTTCTTTGTTTTTTACTTCATAGACATGGCAAGACTGCCTGAACGCTTAAAACTCAATTTTAAACCATTCAATTGCAATATGTGCCTTTCCGTATATGTTGCCATTGCTTTGTACTTTCTGCCTGTATGGGTCTTAAATTGTACTCTGGTTGCATTTGTTGCAGGTGTATCTGCTCCGCTATTTAGAAACCTAATGGTAAATATCTTTTTTAAAAAGTAACGATTTAAAAAATGCGTATAAGTTCGTAGTCTATTACACAATTATTTAATCAACTTTACAAAAAACAAATAACATGAAAACAGAAAAACAGATGAACGAACAATTTGGGTCTATTGATTTTTCAAACAGAGATTTTCTAATAGAAATGAGACAAGCTGCCCTTTCTCATTCAATGACTCCAGCAATGGATTCATATTGGAAAAGAGCTTTCATACAACTAGCAGATGTATTTGATAGGCTAGATGCAATGGTTGCAAGAACAGAATTAAAATAGAAAAACAAATGATATACCAAGAATTCAGCACTTGTATAATAAAACAAGATGCTGATGGAGATTACAAGTGTTCAGTAAAAAGAAAAGGAGTATGGATACATTCATTTGGAAAGACTGAAATGGA